CTAGTGGTGAGTACGCGGATTGAGGTTTAAATGGCAGTTAGAAAATTACAATTCAAGCCGGGTGTAAACAGAGAAACTACCCGGTATGCCGCCGAAGGTCAGTGGTACGAGACCGACAAGGTACGCTTCAGACGTGGCCTACCCCAGAAAATAGGCGGGTGGGAGCAGCTTTCTGCTAATACTTACCTAGGTGTAGCCCGGTCACTATTCAACTGGGCCACGCTGTCCGGACAAAACCTCGTAGCTGCTGGTACCAACCTCAAATACTACATAGAACGAGGTGGGGCTTACTTCGATGTTACCCCTATTAGAGCAACCACAGCAGCGGGCGATGTTACGTTTGCAGCCGTAAACGGCGATGCCACACTTACCGTATCTGATACAGCCCACGGCGCTCTCCAGAATGACTTTGTGACCTATTCTGGTGCTGTTTCGCTAGGCGGCAATATTACGGCTGACGTGCTCAATCAGGAGTACCAGATAGCTACCATAATTAACGAAAACTCTTACACAATTGAGGCCAAGGACACTAGCGGTAATGAGGTTCTGGCTGACGCATCAGATACAGGCAACGGTGGAGCTTCTGTCGTAGGTGCCTACCAGATCAATACAGGTAATGAGATTGAAGTGCCGTTCTCTGGTTGGGGTGCGGGGCGTTGGGGGTCTGGGACGTGGGGTACAGGTGGTACAACACTGGCTCCTATGCGTATCTGGAGCCAATCTAACTTTGGTGAGGACTTATTCTTTGCCCACCGTGGTGGGGTACCACTGTACTGGGATGCAAGCTCTGGGGTCGGCACACGGGGCGTATACGTCAGTTCCTTGGGTGGAGCGTCTGATGTACCTACTACAGTAAATTTAGCGTTTGTATCAGATATATTCCGCTTTGCGTTCTGTTTTGGGGCTAATGACATAGGCACCTCTACACTTGACCCTATGTTAATTCGTTGGTCTGACCAAGAGGACGTGGCTAACTGGACACCTGCCGCGACTAACCAAGCGGGTAGTTTACGGCTATCAGACGGTACAGAAATCGTTGATGCTATCCAAGCACGACAGGAAATATTAGTCTGGTCAGATGCAGCCCTGTACGGCCTACAGTATCTGGGTGCTCCAGAGGTATGGGGAGCGCAGCTTCTAGGTTCAAACATCACCATAGCCAGCCCGAATGCGGCTGTGTACTCAAACAATATTGCTTATTGGATGGGTCTGAACACGTTCTACTACTATGATGGTACGGTTAAAACACTACCTTGTGACGTGCGTAGTTATATATTTGATGACTTTAACCAAGGCCAAGCAGATCAAATAGTCTGTGGTTCTAACGAGCAGTTTGATGAGATATGGTGGTTCTACTGCTCTGCTGAAGCCACACAGAATGACCGCTACGTAGTCTACAACTACGTCGAAAACGTCTGGTACTACGGTGATTTGTCTCGCTCAGCGTGGCTCGATGCTGATTTACGTGATTTTCCTATAGCTGCTACTTTTGGTAACAAACTGGTTAACCACGAGAAAGGTGTGGATGATAACGAGACCGGCACGCCTACAGCATTTACAGCAAATATTACCTCAGCACAGTTCGATCTGGACGATGGCGACCGGTTTATGCTGATTAACCGCATGTTGCCTGATATGACGTTTGACGGCTCTACAGCGGATTCTCCTGCGGCTACCATGACTCTGAACCCCTTGGAGAACTCAGGCTCTGGGCGGTATGACCCAGCATCGGTCGGGGGTAACAGCAGTGCAACGGTTACCAGAACAGCTACAGTGCCTGTAGAGGCATTTACAGGGCAGGTATATACACGGGTACGGGGTCGGCAGATGTCGATCAAGATTGAGTCTACAGAGCTAGGAGTAACGTGGAAACTGGGCGCACCTAGGATGGATATGCGGCCTGACGGCAGGAGAGGCTAGTGGCTAAACGCCTTATAAGTAAGGTAAAGAATCCTGCCTTACCCATACCGCCAACGGGAACTACACTGCGAAGATATTTAGATGACCTAAATAATATTTTGCGTTTGTTTTTCAACAGGTTAGCAAACAGTGTAAACTTGATAACCGGTGAATTTGGCGGTCAGTTTATAGAGTCTCCGAACGGTAAGTTCTTTTCTACTACCGATCAGACCGCGGCCTCCGTCAATACAGCATATGCGTTGGAGTTTGAGAATACGTATTTAGGAGAAGCAATAAGCGTAGAGGGTACGCCTAAAACCAGAATAACCCCAATATACTCAGGGGTTTACAATTTTGAGCTTTCCATAGAACTTACTAGCACTAATGCCAGCTCTAAAGAGTTGTCTTTCTGGGTGCGAAGAGCTGGAGTAGACGTAGCTACTACTGCCAGACAGCATGTTGTAGCAGGTTCTGGCGGCGTAGATGACTTTGAATACAGCTTTACGATTGACGTACAAGCAGGGCAGTACATAGAACTTATGTGGGCAACAACCGGTACAACTATAGTTATTGACTCTCAACCAGCAGTTAGCCCCCGCCCTGCCATACCGTCTACGCTAGTAACCGTAATTTTTGTTTCAGCACTGCCTGAAACACTGCCGACACCGTAGGTGGGATATGAGTGATAAAGTAAAAAAGTTTGATGCAGGCGGTAGCATCCTTGACCAGTCAAACATAGCCGGTCAAATATTTGCCCAGCAACCCTCTGGTATAGGTTCAGCAGGCACTCCGCTCGATCTAAGCAGTATTCAGCAAAGCTATGCCAGTACGTTCCCTATGGACTTGGACTACATGGACATGCTGGAGGAGGCTGCGGATAGGGCTGATCCTGATTTAGTTGCGAAGTTTGAAAAGGAACAAGAAGCCCAAAATTTTCAAAAAGCGCAAGAAGATGCTGCTCAAACGTATGCCGAATTAGTGCTGGGAAAACAACCTACAACAGCAGAAGAATTTGCGGCCATAAAGAAAGCAAAACAAGCCTTAATAGATTTAAACGTAAGTAGAGAACAAATAGAAGCGGCAACAGTTACTGATGTTTTCGGTTTTGAAAAAAATGTAGACGCTTCAAAAGGTATTGAAGGTGTCATGGGGCCGTCTATCGGTGGTGCTTTTAAGCAAGGTTATGAAAATCTAATAGACTTATACGGCACTGGGGCTTTGCAGGCTCTCGGGTCTGTGATTGAGCTTGCTGGTGGCGATAAAGACTTAGCCCTTGCAGACACCAAAGTAGGGGTTAACCCGACAGGGCCGGGCGTCAGTTATATATTTGGTGACGATGGCAAAGTTAGGACAACTCCTTTAGGGCAAACACAGACAGGAACTCCCGTAGTTCTTACTGGCCCTATAGGTGCAGCAGGGGCTGTTGTCGGAGACATTTTAAGAGGGGATGTAGATATATTTGGTATCCCCGGAGCAGTTGTAGGGGCTGTAGGAGGCCCAGCAGGTGCAGTTAAAACGGCTGCTAATGCCGGTGTTCTGGGTCTGGGAGACGATAGCAGGGAAGAAGGTGGGGACGTATTCTTAGACGAAGAAGCTATTATTGCAAGTATTCTTAACGACGATGGCTCAGACGACCCAAAAATAGGAGACCCTAATGGAGATAGCAATAGCAGTGGGAATAATACTGTCGGTAGTGGTGGTGATCCAAACACTTTAGAGGTACTTACGGATTCTCAACCTAAATTTACTCCGGTGGATATAGCAGTAGGTAGTGTTGACTCCGATACTCCCACAATAAGAGCTGGGGGAAGGGACATAGTAGGAAGTAGTGTTGACTCCGATACCCCCGCAATAAAAACTGGGGGGAGGGACATAGTAGGAGGCACGCTAAGCGACGACGAAATAGATAAAATACTAGCAGGTGGAATGCCCGCAGTTGCCGGTGGGTACGACGACCCTAGCACAACGCCCTCAATTAAAACCGGAGCAGCTCCTGTTGAAAGTGGCGATGCTGGTGGAGGCGGTGGAGGCGGTGGTGGAGGTGGCGGCACTACAGCCCCATCAAGTGGTATTCGTACAGTATCTGGTGGCCCCGGCCCCAGTGTGGACATCAACTATCTATATGACTTTGCAAGAGGCTTAGAGCAACCTTTTCAAGCTACAGAAGAAGAGGAAGAAGACATAGTAAGAGTCGCAGAGGGTGGTATGATAGGCGGTACAGACGATTTTGAGAGAATACTTCGTATATTACGAGGCGGATAACATGGCGACTAAAGCACAACCATCGGGCAATATATTTGGTTTAAGCCCCCAAACACTCGGCATTCTAGGTGCCGGACTCGGTGGAATACTGGGGGCAACGGGTGGAAAAGGGCAAACTAGCGGTACACAAGGCTATACGGGCGGTATTCCTGATTATACAGCTACTCGCACGCTTGTACCCGGCGCTTTTGATTCTACAGGCAGACGGCCCGGCGAAGCCGGTAGACGGTATTTCACGGATGTAGATTTTACGCGTGGCCCCGATAACGCCATATTAGGCGGTGCAGAGATAGCTGCTATGAACCAAGCCGCCCTAGAGCAACAGCAAGCCTATGAAGCTGCTGGTCAAGAACTACTGGGGCTTGCAGCACAACCAGCAGCACAACCAGCAGCACAACCAGCAGCACAACCAGCAGCACAACCAGCAGCACAACCAGCAGATACAACAACAGCTAATCTTATTGACACTTTAGGGCAAGAAGGTATAGCTAATCTTCTTTCCAACATAACCGGTATATTTGGCGGCGGTGCAGGTGCTACACCAACAGCGGTAGATGCGGTAGATGCGGTAGATGTGCTAACAGACTCTACATCAGCAGATACAACAACTACAGCAGCAGATACAACTACAACAGGTTTATTAGAAGGTTCGGAAGAAGACATAAATGCAAAAGTCGAAAACAAAATTTACGATAAGTTTGTCTCTGGTTTTTACAACAAAGAACTCACTAAAGATAATTTGTTAAGCCTAGCAAACAGTGGATATGACATAAGTAGGCTTGCAGATACGCTTAGTGTAGACGCCGACGCACTAAGT